AACGGCAGGCCTACTGAAGTTAAGGTTGGTTATAGAACTATAAAGATCAAATATGTAAACCCCAGTTTTGTACTGGATGACATGACAGACAGCTACGGTGAGTACCGGGCCAGAGAAGGTGTTATTTATATTCAAGACAAACTGTGTGGACAAGAGCGCTGCAACACAACGTGGCATGAGATTTTACATGCGGTAGTGTACGTATCTAGCCTAAACCAAGCAAACGGTCCACTAAAAGAAGACGATGCTGAAGAATTAGCTGTAAACACAATATCTAATTTTATGATGGGTGTGTACAGAGACAACCCTTGGTTGTTAGACATGCTTAAAAAACACCTAAATGAAATCGATAACTGAAGACATACTTGATTGGTCTAAAAACTATATAGAACAGCCAAGTGAAGCCTTGGGCGACGTTCCTGTATGCCCGTATGCAAAGAAAGCTAGAGAAACCAAAGCACTAAAGATCCTGGAAGTAACAGACCATGAGAAACTTATAGATAATATTGTAGAAGGTATGGAACTTATAAAAGATCCTGACACAGACATAGTTATTGTAGGTTGCAGCGACATAGAAATTACAGTTGATGAGCTAAATGCTACAATACATGCCTACAATGTAATATTTGTGCCTCAAGATATATACCTAATGGCATCACACCCCTACGATGACGACGAAGACGAACCTGTAGAGTTTTTAGACACAGGTGATTGGGAGCCGGCCAACGAGTTCTTGATGGTGCTGATACAAAATTTTGATAAACTAGAAAAGGCTAGTGACATGATGAGCAAAAAAGGATATTATTCGTCGTGGCCTAGTGATTACTACGAAGGCACAGTTTTAAAACGTCAATCTTACAGGAGATATAGATATGGCATTAAAAAAAGTAGATAAAAAGAAAAACCCAGGTTTGGCTAAATTACCAACTAAGGTGAGAAACAAAATGGGATTCATGAATAAAGGAGGAAAAGTCATGGAAGGAAAGAAAAAACGTTCTAAAAAGAAACGTGCTAAAGCTATGGGCGGTGGCATGATGAAAAAAAGAATGAAAGCAGGCGGTTCAGCTATGAAAAAACGTTCTAAAAAGAAACGTGCTAAAGCTATGGGCGGTGGCATGATGAAAAAAAGAATGAAGCGCGGAGGAAAAGCGTAATGGCTAAAGATACCCACGTTACTAAAGACGGTAGAACAGTTAAAAAAGGTTTATACTATTATATGAACCGAGCTAAAAAAAGAGGTACTAGTAAACCAGGTAAAGGTTCTGTTACTGACAAAGCTCTAAAAGCATCTGCTAAAACTGCAAAGAAACCAGTCAAGAAGAAAAAGAAAAAGAGTAGCTAATGGCTACCAGCAGGGGGAACATACCTAAGACCACAACTGGTAAAGGTGCGAATTATCGCAAGACCAAAGCCGGTGCTGGTATGACACGTAAAGGTGTTGCAGCCTATAGACGTGCAAACCCTGGTAGTAAATTAAAAACAGCAGTTACTGGTAAAGTTAAACCTGGTAGCAAAGCTGCAAAGAGACGTAAGTCTTATTGCGCACGCTCGGCTGGTCAGTTAAAAAGATCAAGTGCAAAGACAAGAAACGATCCTAATTCTAGAATTAGACAAGCAAGAAGGAGATGGAAATGTTAACATGTAAAAACTGTGGACATAAGTGCCATTGTAATAGTGATGATACATGTGATAACTGCAGTTGTATTGACTGTATGCATGACACTCTTACTAAACAATATGAAGAGATATGAAAAGATTAGATGTCGATGAAAACACCTCCGTCTCGATGCCGGTACGTAACTTACTCACTATTATTGGCAGTTTGCTTGTGGGTGCTTGGTTCGCCTTTGGTGTCATTGAGAGACTTAATTCTATAGAATCAGATTTAAGATTGATGTCTAAAGATTTAGAAGCTGCAAATGCTTTTATTGATTCTGTTCCCAAAGGGGGCATGGTCAGTCCACAAGTCCAAGAGCTTTACATGTTGGTTGAGTACCTTGGCGAGAATGTAGACAAACTAAAAGAACAGATGGAGTCAGAGATACCCATGATATT